ATCCGATCCTAAATCTAACACTTCAGCAGAACCAAAAGGATCTTTCTTTTTTTGTATGTCTTTTTTAACGTCTTCAAATGATTTACCATATGTTTGTTGATAGTATCTATTTGCTAAAGTTTGATCTAAATTTTTTAAACCTTCTAATGCATATGATCTATATGAATTAGAACCTGGTTGTAAAAATTTATTTTGAAATAAAGTAGGTCCAATATTATATCCAAATTTATCTTTTAAACCTGTGCTACTCATGTAAGCTCCATCAGCTAAAGTTTTATAATTTTGTGCGTAAGGATCAGTGGGTAAATTTCTCATTAAAAAACCTATACCTGGAATGCCTGTAAGTGCACCAAAAAGAGTACCCATAAGAGGAGCACCATAATTTTGATAAGTACGTTTAATTGGTCCCATAAGTCTATCATAAGCACTTAAAATTCCTGTTCTATTTCTTGTAGTATAAGGAGTATTAAACTCTGAGTCTTCTTCTATATTACCTACGTAACCATAGTCTTGAGGTAAAATATCAGATAATTGAATTTCCCCAGACTCAACCATGTCTCGATATATATCTTCATTAATTCTAGTTGCCATTACCTTCTACCCCCTGGTGCAATGTCTAATCTAAATGTACCAAGTTTCCAATCTTCATTAGTTGTAGTGTTAGCAACTTTAATAGCAATAGACCTTGCTCGTAATCTTGTATCTTTTTTGGTTGTAGTAGAACTTACATCAAAATTTGTTGTGGTTGCAGAACTATTAGGATAGTTTTTTGTTACAAAACTAACTCTAGTGTTTCCGGTTTGTGAAATAAAATCTGGTATAAATCTTTGTATTCTCATAATAAACTCTCCATCTCCTCTAAGATCTGGCATACCTACAGTTTGTCCTGTAGGGTTTCTTCGTTGTGTAATATCAAAATCACCAGACGTAATAGTACCAATTACAGCAGTTGTTACACCACCGGCATTAATTTGATCGGTCCCTGTTTCCTGTTCATAGTATATAGTAATACCATCAGTATTTCCAGTGCAATCACTAGCTGCATTATCTGTAGAATCATAAAATGTAGCATGTGGTTTATCAAATACTGCAGAATCTTGCCACGCTGTTCTAGGTAAAGTGCCTGTTGTCCAAATAGGACGTTTAGGACTAGAGTCTAAATAGTTATATGTAACAACTCTGTTTACTGAATCTGATGCAGAAGTACAATAAAACCAACTTATTTCTCCAAACAAATTATTTAATCCTGCATTAATTAAATCTCTACTAGTAGCATTAATATCATCGTATACATGGTCTTCAACAAGACATGGCATAGATTTTAACTGACCATCGTAAGTAAAAAATCCATTCTCCGACATCCAATAAGCTGAACCATCTACTTCTATACATGCATTTTTACCAAACAATCCACAGTTAGTTCCTACTTGTTCAAATGAGAATGTAAAAGGTTGACCTACAAATTTCATAAGAAATAGTGCAGTGTCAGTCCAAACGTAAATAGCATCTCTACCTTTGATAGCTCCCATAATTTTAGAACCATCAGCAAGTCTTTGTGTACCTGCAGTATTGTCTGCTTTAACTGTATATGCATCTGTGCCATCAATATTTTCTTGGTCAGAAAATCTTATAAACATATCGTCCTGTGTAGTAGCATTACCTACTGTTGTTTCTGTTCCAAAAAATACTAAGTGTCTATCTGGTGTAGATACTAATACATGACGTGATGCTGTAGGTGCATTAGCTAATAATGTTGCTCTAGTAGATGTAGCATTTCCAGCAGATGCATCCCATTCAAAACATTGACCATTATAAATAAGTGCAATTAATTTTGTACCATAGTTATCAAGAACCCACATTCCAGGATCAATTGTAAAGTCAGCATTAGAAGGGTCGCCCCATGCAACATAATCAGATATGTTTGTAACACTTGCTCCACCACTATGTGTTGCTTTTGTTGTTCCGTTAACTCCTCTGGCTCCTCCACTTAAAGTGTTCGTAGAAGTGTTATTACTTGTAAAACTTATATCTTCTGTTCCTATTCTAATTTCTCCTGATGATGGAAATGCTGCACTGTTTGCTAATACAATATCTGTTGTTGTTAAATCTGATAAAGCTGTTGCTAATGTAGTTGTAGCTGCACCTAAAGCCGTTCCACCATATAATCCTGTACCCCAACCAAAACCTCCTAGTTGCTGTGCTGGTCCTACATGATAGTAACATAAGACAGACGTAGATCCTGTTGCACTCATTGGAGTGCCTGTTTCAGTAGACGTCATTGTAATTGTAAAAGTTGTAGTAGTAGGTATGGCGGTTACCATAAATTTTTTATCTTCAAAATCAGTAGCGGTATAGCTTGATGAAGCAGGAATAGTTACACTGTCTAACATTACAATATCATTTTCAGCTAATCCATGTGAACCACTGCAATTAATTGTAAGAACATTTTGATTTAATGTACTTGTAAAAGTAGCACCTGTAAGTGTAGCTCTTATAGGGTGTATATCATAATATGTACCCCCTGAGTATACGTATAAAATTCTATTAGTTCCTATTGCTGAATATTTAATACCAGCATTATCGTCCCATTGATGAATGGCTCTAGCCGCACCAGTTAATTTATCTGCTCCTAACTGTGTCCAACCACCTATTTTTTCTGGAGTACCGTATCTAAACCTAACATTGTCACCGTCAAACCATTGTCCCTCGGCCCCGGTCTCTGTGACTTGTTTATTAAACCCAGGTGCAAATCCTAATTTTTGTAACATATAACCTCATTATAATACTATTTACAAAATGATGGTAGACCTAACATAGGTCTGCCGTCAAATCTGTTTTTGTCAGCAAATGGGCCATTTACATGATTATAATGTAGAAATACCTGACCGCAAATGTTCCCGTCAAAAGGCTCTCGCCAATGTTCAAGTTCACAGCCACTATATACTAGCATGTCTCCTACTTCAAGCAAGACTTTCGTCCCTGTTGGAGCGTTTGGTTTTATAATATTTTTTCTTTCGTCAATAACATTATCTGCTCCGGTGCCATCTATAAAAATAGGCCAAGGATCACCACCTAAATTAAGTGTTGTAGATATTTCACAACTAGGTCTATCTTTGTGTCGGTGTAAACAATCACCTTTTTTATAAGCTCTAGCGTAAGAATACGTTGGTATTAAATCTAGTCCTGTATGTTGTTTCATAACTGGTAACATTTTAACTAATAATGTATCCATTACAAAGTCACCATAACAAGAGTAAGTATTAGGTATCTGTTCATCGGTCCATGTTCCAAGAATTGAAGACTGTGAGTGTATGTTATTTTCATACATAAATCTTGTTGCATCTCTTTTAAGTAAGAAATAGTTTAATATAAAATTAGCTAGATCATAAGATACAGCGTTCTTTATTACTTGATATTTTTTAGTTTGAAATGTCATGCAAAAACTTTAAACTCTTCCTGTAAAAAATTAAACGATACAGATATTCTTATATCATCACTTTCATTTGTTTCAACCCCATGCCATAACCATGCGGGAAACATTATTATTCTACCTTCTATTGGTTCCACACGAATTTCTCTCCATAAATGAGGAGGAGGTGTTTGTTTTATTCTATTTGGCATTAACACATGAGATAATGTTCTTGGATCATTAAATACTATATCTCCACAGTTTTTTGGAGCTTTAATGTAATACACTCCACTAAAATGACAATTAGGATGTATGTGTGGTCTGTTGTAACCACCTTTAGGATTTATATTTGCCCACATATTTCCTATCATTGCTTTACCACTTAAAAATTCTTCTTTATAAATTTCTTCTTGCATCTTAAATAATGCTTTAACTAGTGGTTTAAATACAGGTATAGTGTGCATGTCAGTTTGACTATGCCAACCTTTTACATTTGTTCTTTTCATTCCTTTATCTTTATTAGCCCATTCAATAACAGCATTTTCAAAAAGACGGTTATCTAAGTTAACATCTTTTGCATAAACAATAGTTGGAAAATATTTAGCTTTAAACATTATTTAAATGGTGGTCCTCCAAACCACATAACTAAAGATTTTCTATTACCGCGTATTACAGGTTTAACTCTATGTCTAATAAATGATGCAAAAAATATTGCGTGACCTTGTTTTATTTTTGCAACTTTACCTTCATTTTGAAGTTCTAAGTCTCCACCTTCAAATTCATTTTCAGGAGATAACAAACAAGTCATAGAAATTTTTCTAATTGGTGGTTCGTGTTGCATGTTTACATCGTTGTCTACATGCCAATCATAAAACCCACCTACTGGATATTCTGTGTATTGAGCTTGCTCTGTTATCTGCATTCCATCAAAACCAAAATGATTACCATTAGTAGTTTTCATAATTGTTTCTATGTCTTTATACATGTCAGCCATTTTTTTAAATGGTATCCAACTTATATGTGAGGTTCTTGTTTTAGTATCTACTACTCCACCTTTAATACCTTTATCACTTCCAACTC